CATTCCTCGCCAATAGAGGAAGCGCCAAGGTGGGTGCGTGGATTGTTGTCAAATTGCTCGACCAGTTCCTCGTTCATTTTATCAAGAACGTGGTCAACGTGGCTTAGAATAAGTTTTGCCATTTAATACCCCTAAAAAATACCAAGGAACCGCCGTGGCCTCCCGATTGTCACAGATCAACCTCATAATGACTGCGAACAGCTTCGCCATTTTTGTAACCTCCCCTTATAAAAGGACGCCACCAGTAAACTCCATTTTTCTTTATTTTAAAGTGTCCGCGAACCAAATGCTTTCGTATCTCATAATCAGTCATGCCTTCTGAGCGAGCCGCTAGGCGATCACGTTTGGATAAAACTATTTTAACCACGTTGTATGACATGAGTTCAGAACGCCCGTTTCTAACTCGTTTTTTATTAAGTTTCTTAAAATCTTGATTTTCAATTGCTATGTTATTACGAGAATTAAGAAGGGCTAATGTTGACAATAAAAGCCCACCCTCCGACGCTATATCTTTAAACCAATCTGATTTTTTTATATGGGGGTGAGGATCAACATAAGAAAGTGATGGAAACATAGTTCCGCGATCTTCCAAAATAATTGCGGCTTTGCGCTCTTTATCATTAAATTTGTCAAAAAAAGGATCAGTAAGCATAGCTTTATTTTTTTCCGCCCAATAAGAAACAGTTTCGTTAAATAATTTTCTTACTTGTTCGGGAATATCTTTATCAACTGAAAATTCATCTAATTTTTCTACAGCTTGGCTATATGTGCGATCACCTACAGTGAAACACATATCTATTGGGCAAATTACAATACCAGCAATTGGATTTAGTTCTGGTGGTAATTTTTGTTTCCACATGCATGAAACTCTAAAATTTTGCCCAGAATCCTCCAAATATTCTATTAGCATTCCAAATTTTTCAGGAACAATGGCTTCCGGCCTTGTCTCTGAATTATCCCAGCTTTTGTCCTTAATCGCGTCCCCGACCCTTTCGATCCATGTCAATTTATAAGGAGGACGGCACAACGGCAGCGCTGCTAAAAGAGATGACGGTTTTGATTTGTGAATCTGAAAAGCGGCATCCAAAGCAGTATCCGACAACACAAATTTTTGCGCATCCTTAATCTTAGCAATAAGGTCATCTCTATAAAGACGCGCCTCTACTATGGCTGGATGCGAAATATGAGCCATTACATCATCTGCTAACATTTTGTATTTCTCCTCCAAAGAAAAGCCGGGGGCATTGCGCCCCCGGTTCCCCTCTACCCTTTAGCCCCTTATTTTTCCCAAGGCTTTTTGGTTGGTGACGCGCTTGGCTGAGATTGCGTCGGCTGCGGCGACGGCGACGAGCCATCGGCTGGGTGGTAGCTAACGCCGTTCTCCATCTTGCCGCTGGACTTGCTTTCGTACTGACGAATCACAAGTTTCACGGGGATGTTGTGGATGTTTGACGTTTCGTACATCTGCTCGTCCCTGAACTTAAGGGCCTTCTGCAAAGACTTCAAAGACGCACGCGACATATTTTGTGCCGTTGGCGTTTGGTTTTCAACGTTCAACCGATCTTCGTAGATCGCGCCTTTCTTTGCGCCATCGACAATTTGCCACTTGAGGTAAACGTATTTCCCGGTTCGGTTTTTGGTTTCCTTCACATCGGAATCAATGCAGACACCAATGTAATCCCCGGCTGGAAAAAGAACCTTCTCCCCAAACGGTTTTTCATCTTCAACTTCGTCCGATTTCCATTCAAATCCAAGTCTAGCCATTATCGTTCTCCGTTCTTTCTATAGGTTGGGTTAGGCTGGTTTCATTGCTTTGGTAAGTTCGGCTTCAAACGTGCCGTAGTTCATATCCATAGCTTCCGGCAAGTACCATCTGGACTTTGCAACCCAGCCGGGGCGCTCAGTCGTGTGCAAGGCACGCTGCCCTGCGCCGGTTGCCTTTACTTGCTTTTTGTCAAATCCAACATCGCTCTTTGTCGTATAGACGTTGTAATTGGCAAACAAAAGAATGTCGCACCACTCGCTAATCGTGGCTGCGCTGTTCTTGTGCATATCAAGCATGTATCGGTCGTAGCTGTCAGTGAGCGGGTCATCAAAGCGTTTGATTTGAGTGTGGGCCAAGAAGATCACTTGCATGTTCTTGTCGTTCCGCAAGTAATCAAACGCTCTGAGGACTTCGTTCCATATATCAAGCGCGAAGATATAGCCCTTGCCGAAACCAATATCTTCGATGGATTTTACTTTCTGATTCTCAGCAACCTTGCGATGGATTAGCGTTTCCATCCAATCAGCCGTATCCAAAACAACTGTTTGGAAGTCGTGCTGTTCTTCTGCCAGGGAAGCAACCGCTTCCATCGCTTCGTCGTAGTGGTTGGCCTTCGGGAAGGCCGTGACATGCAAAGCATCCAAACCATCTTCAGTTTGAATAAACACCGGCTTGGGTGCTTGAGCGGCGAAGGTGGATTTACCAACGCCGTGCGTGCCGTGGAGGACGATACGCGGCGGTTTGTTAACCGCAGTCGTCCGTAGTGATGCAAGATTTATTGCCATTGTTCTCCCTTTATTTTTCGGTGCGGATGACAGTGACGCTCGTTTTGGCCGGTTCAATCGTGAGGGCCGAGCAAAGCGTCTGATAGATTTCGGGTTCGTTATTCTCAAGGTACTTGACGCCCGTAACGTCGAGTTCGCGTTTGGTTTTAACAGGAATCAAGACGGCTGGAATTTTCAAGCTGTCCAGAATGTCCAAATCGACCTTGCGATTCAGTCGGCCCGTCAATGTGATCTTGTAGGGTCCGATCTGGTGGGATGTGGCTCCCTCTTGTTTAACTTCAAGCAGAGAGATCAGTTCTTCTTCTGCTGCGATGCGGGCCTTGTTGGCGCTGATCTCCGCGTTCTTGGCATCCATCCAATCGGCGGCGGCATCTTCAGCAGTACGGTTGCGTTTGAAGTTGAGGTTCATTTTTGAGTTCCTTTTGGGTGTGAGTATTTATACGCAGAAGGAGATTGCCAATTCGGCAAAGTTCTGTCAACTTGTATTTGAGGGGTATCCAATGACATTGAATAAATGGCTTAAAATCAAGCCTATGCTCGCCAGTGAGTTCGCTGCGTACATGGGTGTATCTACAAGTGCCGTGTCGCGCTGGGTCAACGGCCACCGCATCCCTCGGCCTGAACAGATGCGTATGATCTACATATTAACCAAGAAGCGGGTTCGCCCGCAGGATTGGTTCGTATGAAGATTTCAATGATCATCCCCGGTCAGCCGGTTGCCAAGGGGCGGGCGCGAATCACTACGGTTGGTGGATTCGCTCGGGCCTACACACCGGCCAAAACGCGGTCCTACGAAAACATCGTGAGAAACCACGCGCAAGAGATAATGGCCTTGCGTGGTCTTGAACCACTTGAAGGCCCAGTTGCCCTTTTGCTTGAAGCACATCTTCAAGTTCCCGCGTCTTGGAGCAAAAAGAAAACAGCAGAAGCAATCGCCGGATCGATTGTCCCAACAAGCCGTCCTGATTTGGACAACTACATCAAGGCCGCGCTCGATGGTCTAAATGAAGTGGTATTCAAAGACGATTCGCAAGTGGTCGAGATCAGCGCGAAAAAAGTCTACAGCGAAACGCCGCAACTTTTTGTTTCAATCGTAAAGCTGCCGACATCAACATGAACTCATTTTATGAAACGGCAACGCGCCTGTTAGAGCGCGGCTACTCCATCATTCCGATTATCCCTGGCGAAAAACGCCCTGGCGAATGGGATGGGAAGCAATGGCACGGCATGAACAAGTGGCAACGCTACTGTTCTGAGCGAGCCAAGCCATACGAAGTAGAGATGTGGGCGAAGTGGCCTAATCCCGGCATCTGTGTCGCCCTTGGCTCGGCCAGCAATCTTATCGCCATTGATTATGACTACGGCTCTGACGCATTGCGTGCTGAATTGGTTGCGCTGCTCCCTCCATCCCCGGTTCAAAAGACCGGCTCAAAAGGATTCACCGCTTTCTATCGCGGCTTTCAGCATGTGCCGAAGAAGTTTACATGCGACCAAGTTTCAGTTGTTGAATTGCTTGGCTCTGGTCGGCAAACGGTATTGCCGCCGTCCGTGCATCCTGACGGGATGGCCTATCGGTGGCTCACTGAAAAGACATTAGAGAATACGTCTGTCGATGAACTCCCGACAATTCATTTGGATTACTACGATCAAGTCGCGGAAGTCATTAAGAAGTACCAAACCGTTCCTGATAAAATTATCGGCACGCATAAGTCATTAACCTCTGGCCAGCCAACCGGCGATGGTGACCCGTATTGGCGTGAGATCAACGACAAGGCGCTGCTGAATCTGCCAAAGTGGGTTCCGATTCTGTTTAAGGATTACGTCACAGGCGCGGGCGGCGGGTATCGTGTTGATCCGATCTGGCGCAAGGTCACAAAGCTAACCAAGAAAGTCAGCATCAACCCAAAGGGAATCGTTGATTTCGGCACCGGCCAGAACATGACGGCGATTGATCTGGTCATGGCTGCGGCTGGTTGTGACCACAACACCGCGATTACTTGGCTCGACAACGCCATCAATCCACAAGAAACTTTTGTGATGCCGAAGGCTTCGCACAAAAAAGTAGAAGTTGTGGTCCCCCCACCGGCCACGGTAGCCGAAAAGATCAAGTCGCCAACCTATATCCCCCAGCCATTTCCTGTTGCAAAAGGCGCTGTTGGTAAGTTGGTAAAGTACATCACCGACACGGCTATCAGGCCGCAACCTATCTTGGCTCTGGCCGCTGCGCTGTGCGCTGTTGGAACACTGGCCGGTCGG